GACCCTGGTATAATTGTAATACTCTAAGTATTTCATTTTCAACGGTACTAGTACTATTAACTGCTTGTGACGTTCCAATCATTCCAGGTAAAAGGCTACCAAAACCAGGCGTAGTAAACCCTATTCCTAATGGTTCTTTAAGCCATAGGGCAATGTCTTGAGCTAATTTATTTGAACCGTAGGAAAATTGCAGTTTCCCACCATTAAGTTGAATATCTCCATTGCTAACTGTGATCGTCTTCATAATATCTTAGGCAAAATAAGGGGTTTTATACATTAGTACTTGATAATCTTGGTAACCACGGCATATGGTTGCATGTTATTGTGACCAGAAGCTGTTGTAGCGGTGTTTCCGCTGGTTGTAAGCCCCGTTTGGGCAGGCACTGTAAAACCAAGACCAGGAATGGCTACACTACCTGTAACTGCTTGTGAGGCAATAGAAAGAGATGGAATAGAAAGAGATGGAATGGAAAGTCCTGGAATGGAAAGTCCTGGAATGGAAGCAGAATTAACAGTGAGTGAAGGGATGCTAACACTAACTCCAGATAGACTGTGGGAGTGACCAGAATCACTGGCACTGACAGTAATACTTGGTGTTTGAGAGTCAGTAGATTCTGAACTAATACGTGCTGACTTAACACCACCAGTTACTGTACCTGTACCAATATTATAAGAACCGGTAAGATTGCTCGATACTTCCCAAAAAGGACCAGCTGTAGGAGTTATACTGTGGCTGTGAGAACTTTGGGAAGCACTTGCACCAATATTAGCATTACCGGTTGCAGTATTCCCAGAACTAATACTAGCACTACCTGCTGAAGTTGTGGTTGTACCAGTGTTTCCTGTACCGGTAGTACCCGTACCAGTGGTACCTCCACCTGTAGCACCGGTACCAGTAGAACCGCCAGATGTATTTAAACTTACGCTAGAACTTGTACCTGTGTTGGTTGTTCCTGTAGAACTTGGTACTGTAAACGTGTGGGTGTGAGTTGCTAAAGGTGTTTCTGCAGTAACAAGAGTGTGGTTTTCTTCACCACTAACTGCTGCTAAAGTTCTATTTGTAAGACCAGTTCCAGAACCTGCGCCGATAGATACTCTTCCTCGCATATCCGGTACATTAAAATTAGTGCCTGATCCACCCCATGCATAGCCAATTGCGGCAAATAGGGCAGCATAAGTAGTAGTAGAATAGTTAGAACCGTCGCAAAGCAAATATCCACTTGGAGCTGTTGCTCCAGCATAATCAAGCATTACTCCTGGAGGAGTTGAAACGCTAACAGGGTGTGGTTGAAATGATGCTTCAATTGGGCTTGTAGCAGTTAATACATAACCAGTTGTAGTTTGACCACCACTTATAGCAATGTTGCCAATGCTTAATGATCCATTAATTAATATTCCACTAGCAACTGTTACATTGTTAAGACTGCTAGTCGCTGGTGCTGGCAGTGAGGCAGTGCTATTAATTTGACGAGTATTAGGATCAAACAAACCGGCATATAGATATAGTCTATAAAGAGTAGTACGTTTTTCTACCCACCAGACTTGGTACTGTTGAATTTGATCAAGAACTACACCAGCTGGCAATGCTTGTAGGTCAATTTGATATTGAAAACCATTTTGATCAAAACCAAGACAATAGTAATTTTGGGAAGCACCAGCTGTATTGCTAAGGGGATTAATTTGTGGATTAGACGTTAGGGTAACTTTGCGTACACCAGATTTAGTATCATACTTTTGACCTGTTACACTCATTGTACAAACTCCAGTCCGTAATGCATAACTGTTCCATTTTTCATTGGAGCAGTCATCGTTGCCTGAGTAGTAAACCCACCACTTCGGTCACCATTGTGTGTTACTGATACACAATAGAATTGGTATTGATCTTGACCGCCGCTTTCATTGTCAAGGTTAAGAACAACTCTCATACCAGGGTATAGTTCTGGCATAAAAGTAAGCGTTACGTTGCTTGTAAATTGGTTTGCCCATTGTTGCATAAAAGTTTGTAGACCAAAGAAATATTCAAGAGCGTGGCTGTGGATAACATTTACTTCTTGTGGAAATGGTCGAATGCCATATCTTTGTAAGAAATTGAGAGCAATTTGAGCATTTTGTTGGTCAGTTGCAGTATTACCTACTTGTTGACCAAATAAAAGTTGCATAGTGGTAACATCTTGAATACTAACAACACCATTGGTACTCATGTAGTCAACAATGTTAATAGATTGACCAATACCTGAAGTATCACCAATAACTGCTACGTGAGTAACTAATGCATCATCACTGTGGTAAATTTGGAAGTCAATAATTTCAATATCACATATCTCCATTACAGGATCCATACCATAAATTCCATACCAATCAGGAAACCAAGCTACAAAATCTCCGTTGGGAGCACTCATATATGTTCTTAATCCAGCTTGCACTACTTGATGCAAATCTTGCATTAATGGATTATCCAATATAAACGCTCTTGGAGTACCTTGGATTGTAGAAGCAACAATGTTGTAATTAGGTGATATCCATTGAGTATTCCATCCTTGAATATCAGTAACTAATGTAGAAGTTTCTGTAGTTGAATAATTAGCATTGGCAGATGTGCTTGGTACTGTTACAGATTGTCTAAAGTATTGACCCCAACCTGGGTGTAGAGTTAATGGTCTACGAGCACCCATATATGACATTCCCCAACCAGGAGGGCTTCCGCCATTTTTAATTTGTGACCAATAAACAGGACTTTCTCCTACAGGTTTGCCATAGGTAGATGATTGAATCATTGTTGCTTTGTCGTTTATAAATGGAGTTTCAAGGTAAGTTACGTGACCTGGTTGTTTAGAACCATCGCTAGGAACATCCCAAAACAACAAATCACCTGGGATTGGCATTTGATTAGGTGGAATCCATAGACCACATTTATTATTATCAGAGTTGCTACCAGTACCAAATTGCGAATAAGTGTTTCCACCAATTGTAATACCAATTTGTCGGTAACCCCATTGTACTAAACCAGAACAGTCAAAATAACCACCGCTATTTTTACCTGGAGTGTTTGGTGTTTCACGGTAATGAGCTCCACTAGTATCTTGACTATATTGAGCACCAAATTGTTGGCGTAGGTAATAATTTAATGCTTCAACAGCACTTGTAAGAACCTGAGAAGTAACATTGTTTTGTGAATTGATACCAAGATATGATTGAGTATTGGTTATGGTAGATTGTTGAATTACTTGTTGAGGGCCTGGTGATGATACTTGAGATTGATCAGCCCATGATATTTCAATATATGCATAATCAACAGCAACTTTATTGCTCCATTGAGTTGGGTCACCAATGGCGGCATTTAGATAAGCAACAACTCCAGGGTGACATTGCACAGCGTTAGAATTAGGTTCTGCTACAGTGGAACCATTTTGATAAACAAGGTTGCCATCTTTATCGACTTTTTGAGTTACAGTTGTTGCTCTAAGTGCTACAACTCTATTGGTTTTAGTATTTGTGAGAAGCAACATTCTTCCGTTATACTTATCTGTTGAATTATAAGCATTTTCAGAAATCCAACTTTTAGCATTATTGATAATATTTGGATCAGGATTAGTTATATAAGAAAATGGAACACTGCAATAATAAATATTTTCATCGGTTTTATTAAGACTTACTGGATTCATTGAACTTGGTCCAGGAAAATATTGTTTATTTTTACCATTTATAGCTGCAGTTTTTAAAGCTATAGCTCTTGATACAGAAAAATTAGTTCCCACGCCACCATCTGGTGCAGCAGTATCTTTTACAGTTTGTTGTTTACCATAAACATATTTATTGTTAGAATTACTTTGACCGCTAGTAATATTATTAACACCAACAATAGTTGCAATAGTTTGTACTGTAGTTTGATTGATTGTGCTATTATAATTATCTTGGTTTTTAGCAATAGTACCAGCTAAATCAAGAAATTTTTGAGGAACTGGTGCAACATGAATTCTACTAGGATCCCAACCGGCTACCTTAGTTAATAAATTAACAACAACTTGCGAGATACCACCATCATTTAAAGTTGCATTGCTGCTAGCTGCAGAACTATCCATGTAGTTAAGTAGCAATGATTGGTATTCCAACAAAGTGTCATCCCAGTATGTTTGCTGGAGGTTTCTTAATGTGCACGATGCTTGGATTTGAATGGGTGTAGGAACCAATGTTTCAATAGGTGCTAACGTTACATAACCTGTAAAAACTTGTACATAATTAGTTCTTTTAAGGAACACGGTAATTTTGTCCATAGTATTAATTACACGGTTATATTTGCGTCTTGGGTTTGCAAGCGTAGCGTTAAAAGTACTAACTGCATTTAAATTGCGAGTAACTTGAAAATTCATTATATCATTAGATACGTCAAGAACACCGTTTTTTAACGTGCTAATAGTGCAGCTAATATCTGGTGTATAAGTAAAAGTACCTGCGTTATTAAGACCCATTATTTTGGCAATCCTTGAATTAAGTTGGTACCGGAAACTAATACATTAACGTTGATCCAATTTGAACCATATGCATTTTGCGTAGCAGCGGTTGGTGCAAAAGTGGTTGATGATGTAACACTAGTTGTTGAATTTAGATAAGAAGGAGTATTTGCAGCAGTTATGCTAGTTGTATTAGGATTAATCACTATCATATTATAGTTTGTCATATAGACATTTTGAAATCTAATATAGTTTTTTTCTACTTGTTGAATCCAACCGCTATATTTTAAAGAAGACAAAGGTTGTTGGCTAATAAGCGTGTTGTAAATTGGCGAACTTTTATCACTATTGTTGTAATAGTTTAATATCATGGGGGTATTTGTACTACCATTAACAAGAGATTGCTGATGTTTTCTCATGATATCTTGGAAATATTGCATTTTACCGAAACCATCTTTAGGGTCAAAATTTTCAAACCCAAGATCAGCGGCTTTGCTTGTGCCAACCAATGGCCATGATATAGAAAATTGCACAGAAGTTTCACCACGACGAATTGGCATCCAGCTAACTCCATTGCGTACTTGTCCACTGTTAAATTCAGTTATTGAAGCCGTCGCAAAAGTCTGCATCCATATTTCAAATGTGATGCTTTTATTACCGTCGTATAGAGTTACTGTTGCGTTCCCAGCCATTGCTGCCAGCTTTCATTGCTACTAACATTAGTAACTTCATGCATCATGCCTGTGCTGCTCCATGCCATTCCATTAAATGTTACGGTTTGTCTTCCTGGTTGCACAATAGGGTTAGATATTTTGCAGTTAGAATATGAATAATCTTGAATCATTGTTATTTCCCAGTTAAGTTAAGATTTACGCTAGTAGTGGTAAAACCAATATAATCGGCATTATATCCAACACCATTGGTTATTCTGTTTAATGCATCATTTGTTACTGCAGTAGATAATTGAGTACTGCTACTTAAATCTCCGTCTACTTCAAAAGCCATATTGTATTGATAAGTTACAGTGTCAACTCCCCAACCTATTTGCATTTGCTCCAACCATACGTTCATAGTGATACCTTGGCTAGCAACATTCAAAGTCATACTAGTTTTATGTTTATTTTGATTGTCTTGCATCGTTTTAAACTGGCTATATAGATTCAAAAGTCTTTGTCTACTTCCAGCTTCACCTTGCAAAAATACTGTATTAACTCGTGTAGACAACAATTGTGTTACACGTCCACCAATCGTACTATAACTGCTTGTATTCATTTGATACGTCCAAGAAAGACTATTTACATTGAACGGGAAACTGTATGTTATTCCTGTTGTGTTATCGGTTAAGGTCGCAGTTTCGTACTTGTTGTCAAACTGTGTTGCCATTTTTATGCACCACTTGGATTATTTACACGAGCACTAGGGCTTGTTGCAGCAGCATTTGCACTTTGAACTGTAGCAGTAATAATGTTTTGTAGACCAGGTGCTAGGTTCACTTGTACTGTTACTCCATTAGAGGTTGTTGCAGAAGAAGATCCTCCAGCACCAAGACCTGTTGAATTAAACCCTACACTATTTAAAGATTGTGATAAGTTGCTATTGTCTGTTGAACCCAACAAAGTAGAATTGGCTGGCACTCCTTGTGTTCCTGTTCCTGGTGTTCCTAATGCAACATTAGACGGTCCGGCATTAGATGAAATACCTCTTGATTGTTTAATAATTTCCCATGCCCAAACAACGGCCTGCTGTGGCGTAGTTACGTCAGTAACACCAAGTTGCGGAAGAATAATACCTAACTTAATAGCGTATGGGTTGAGGTCTGAAGGCTTTTGAATTGAATTAACTGGTATACCAAGGTTAACCAACAATCCTAACATTGCGTTAGATTGCAATTTTTGTGCTTGAGCACCACTCATGTTTTGAGCAGCTGCATAAGCATTCATAAAAGAAACACCGGCTTGTTGTGCAAACAAAGCAGTACCAAGAGTAGTACCCATAAGTTCTTGACCAGTCATACCAGCATTTGCAGCAATTTGATTGCCAGCACCAAATGCAGCAGATGATTTACCCATTGCTATTGCTGCTTGTCCTTGATAACCAAGACTTGCTGATTTAGCTACACCCATTTGATAAGCCATGTCGGTATATGACATTGGAGTGTTACCAATTTGACTAGCAGATGTTCTAGCATTATAAAGTCCAGACATCATTTGATTTGGATTAACTCCATAAGCAAGAGCAGTATTTATTGTTTGTTGAGTTTCTCCATGACTTAAACCATATTTAGTTTGCGCTGTATAATCAAGATTCTTGTAATTGGTTTCAGCACCACCTTTTAGACCAAGTTGCATAGCTGCCATAGATGCTGTTTGTGCATCTTGACTACTATAGGTCATTCCTAAACCGTGTTGCATAGAATATAAATAATTTGAAGCTTGAAAATTCAATGCATTATTACCATTCCATGGCATGTATTGTACTTGACCACCAGTAACATTAGCAAGTGATTGTGAAGGATATGAATATCCGCCCAAAACTGCGTTCTGTGTTCCTCTTATTGCATTGAAAGTACCAGCACCCAAGCTAGCATACTTGGCAGCAGTAATAGCAGCTGGAGATTGAGTAAATTTTTCTACAGCATTGCCAAGTTTCTCTAATATTTTTGTTTGTGTATCGCTAAAATTACCTTCTCCAGCATTTTTATTTGTAGCCATAGCACTTAAAATACCGGCAAGTTGACCTAATGCTCCACCTATTCCAGGGATTATTCCGAGTGCACTTTGACTTATAGCACCCATTCCACCGTGAATTGCTTGAGAAGTAAGTGCATTATAATTACCTTGATTCAAAAGTTGTTGAGCTTCATTACTAAATCCACCACTTTTATTAAGTAATGGTTCTAACATTGCTTGATTTTTAATTACATCGCGTATATTTTGTGGTACTGGACGTGGAGTTTGATGCGTACCAAAACCATATGTACGAAGAGGGTTGCTATATTCTGCAGCACCAGCACCTTCTGTTCCATGTGGTGTTTGATTCATTGGGTCAAATTCATCGTCAAATTCACCCATGTCGTTGCTTGTTCCACGGCCACCGCCACCACCACGGCCTCTACCAGATCCACTAGCATTACCAAGTTCTTCTGGAGTTGGCCTTATAGTGGCATGTTTTCCAAAGAAAGTGGGTTGGTTGTAGTCAGCAAATTGTGACGACATAGCGCTGGGTGAATTAAATGGATCAACTTGCCGTTGACGAGCTTGGTTGGCAGCAGCTGCATATTGCATTGGACTAGCGAGAGGATTAGAAAAACCATTTTGTCCTTGAGGAGCATATCCATCAATACGGCTTGTAAGCTGCGCAACACTGTTGGAACTTCCCATGATTTGAGTAATCGTTTGTAAGCTATTTCTTAAAGTTGTATCATTGGTATTGATAGACTTTGTAATTTCATCAAGCATTGTTTTTATGCCTAGCAAAACTTCATCTTTAAGATCTAATTTTTCACGTAAAGAATCAGCTTTTCCCATGGTTGTGTCCATTGAAAGATTGATAGCCTCCCAAGAATCATGCATATCTTTACTAATGCTAGCAAGACCTGCCCAACTAGACGAAATGGGTCCTGTATTATCAGGGAATTCAAATTCTAACTGTATCGGATCTGCCATTATTCATCATCTCCAATCTCGTCTAAATTAATACCACCCAATGCATCTAAGAAATTAACCTGTGCAATGGGTTCATTATCCATTTCTTTAAGCTGTTTATCAATGTCGCTAAACATGTCCATAAGTTCTGCAGCTTCTTCAATACTTTCAGGTGCCATCCATTGAACACCATCATTGCCACTTATTTCTTGTTGTTGCTTATTTTCCATGTAATCTTTATACAATGAAGGATTATTAATAAACATCATTTGTTCAAACTTTGCAGTCTCAAAATCAATTTCTTCTTTTTTGTTGCGACGAATCACAGCAGAAAGCATGGCTTCTTGAACTGAATTAAGATCAGCTTGGTTTAGTAAACCTCGAAGATAAGCTAACTCGCTCATCTCAATAACGTAAGGATCTACTTCCCACCTTTTGGGGTATCATTTTCCTCTTCAGTTTGCTCAAATACGCTTTGACGAACAAGAGGTTCAATGATATTTAATTCTTGAAGTATAAAAATAACTTTGGTTTCCAGCATTTCAATTTCTTCATAAAGAATATCGATAACGGTGTCATACCAGTTGTTAACAATATACTCATACTTTTGTCTAATGACATTAATACCTTTACTAAGAGGTACCATATCACGGCCATCTACACTAATAAGGCCAGCTGCTACTACAGAAGCCTTGTAAGCACGACCGTAACCGATCGTTTCAATAAATGGTTTAGCCAGTAGACTAACTTCTAACTTTTCATTGATCGTTAGCGTCCTTACCACGAACTTGTGATAAGGAATACGATCTACTTCTTTTTCTAGTTTACCAAGAAATAGTAAACCTTCAAACTCGTCTTTCCACTCGTTAGGGAATGCATCAATCCCCTTACTTTCGGTCTGAGGAAGGTCTTCAATTCCCCATCCGTTTTCAATGTCTGTTGTCATGTTACCTTTGGATCTAGGGCCTTTCGGCCTACCAGTTGATTTAACTAGTTTTTGTTAAGCACTCGGACGTAAGGCTTCTTAACCCTACGGCTACGAAGGTCAATTGTTGCGAAGAATTGACCGTTAGTACCTGAAGCAGGAGCAGTAAGAACTGTACCTACAACGTTGTTAGCAAGAGCAGTACCAGTTACAACACCAAGGCTGCTTACAGAAGCAGTAGTGTTAGTTGGAACAGCTAGGTAACCAGCGTTGCTTGAACCGCTTACAGCAACTGTTGCACCAACAGCTACACCAGAAGCAACGGCAGCCTTAGGGCAAGTACCTTCGATTTGAACAAATCCAAAGTTACCAGCTGGGATGTTAACTAGAGCAATTCCAGCAAATTCACCAGCCTTAGTACCAACAGTAACAACGTTACCACCTGTACCAGAAAGTGTTGTGTTAACACTTACAGGGTAAGAAGTTCCAAGACCATCAACCTTAACTAGCAAGCTGATACCAGAAGCAGTTGAGATGTAACGGTTATTGTAGTCCTGCCATACAGTAGCCCAACCACCAGAGATGGTAGAAGCAGTACCGTTGTAAGCAAGTGCAAAACGTGAACCGTCTGGACCAATAAGTGTGACGCTTGTGGCATCACCAGATAGGGTTGCATTAGCAAATTGAGCACCAGTGTTAGTACCGTCTTCTCCACCAGCTGAGTAACCCTGAGCAGCAAATCCAGCAAGGCTGAATGATGTGGCAGTTGGGCTTACGCTAGTGAGCAGAGTAAGTGGGCTAATCTGGGCGTTAATTCCAGTTGAAGATTGAGCAGGTACGTAACCTGTAGTTGCTGTAGTGGTGTCCAGGTTAACTGAAACAACGCTAATAACATTCTGACGAGCACCTAGGCTAATCTTTGAGAATGTCTCAGCATCTACTACATATTGGACTCCAGGGATCATCTTACGGTGATCCGGGAGAATAGCTTGTCCAACACCGGCTTGGAGTTGGATTACAAATGAACGTGCAGACATTTTAAGTTTACCTTTCTTAGAGCAGTTCTTTTCTTGAACGATACGTGATTGTGATAATTTTTGGGATTGTCATTGTACCAATTTGAATCATTTCATCAATGGTCACATTGGTAACGACACAGCCCTGGTACACAATCTTGCGCTGAGTACCGTCAGGCTTATTAATGACCTTGATACAGGTTACTTCACCCTGTGCCAACTGGGCCTTGAAAACATCAAGGAGGTCACTGGCAGTTGTAAATTCTCCACCAAGCTGAGCCCAGACTTCCGCATTCCATTGTTCCAAGAATGTAATTTCAAGTGCTCCAGCATTTAGAGCAATTGGCAATGCGATTTCAATAGGATATGGCGAATCAAGTGGTTGAATCGGTTGTGGTGTGTTTACAGGTTGAGGAGCGCGTTCGTTAATTACCTGTGCGTAAATCAATGGTTGACCATTGTATACGAACGCTGTATATCCTCCACCTACACGGAAAGTAGACTTTGCCATTTTTTCTCCTAGTAGACTACAAAGTTACTCTGAGCATTCTGAGTAATTACAGTACCAGTTTGAGTGTTTAGACTCATTGTAACCTGGATGTAGTTAATCGGATATGTCGGAGCATATTGGAATGTGACGTTTACGGTTGTTGGTGTAGCTGGGTTGAGCGACAATGCCAAGTTTTGATAAGCTTGGATAAGGCCATTGCTCAATTGATTAGTCAATGTTGCTTGTACAGTACCTAGAACGGCTGCAGAAGTCACATTGGTAAGTGGGCCACCAATAAGCTTGCTATTAACAAGATCAGATTTTACAGCTTTGGCAAGTTGGTCACTGATAGCATTAATAGAAATTTCTTGAGTTACCCACGAAGTAGTGTTTGTGGTTAATCCCTGGTAAACCCAGAAATAACCGTCACGCTTTTGGCGTACAACAGTAACACCATAAGTTAAGTAGTTGGTGGCTGCATCAACATCACTAATTTGATTAGGAATTGAATTGAAACCATTAACGTTCTTATTAGTAATTGGAGTTGCTACAGTTGGTTGTCCAGTGTAAAGACCAGCCAAAGCTGCTGCAACGTAGTATCCTGGAATGTTAAAACTTGCAGTGCTCAAACCAGTAGTTGGATTAAAACCAGGGTTGTAATTGATTACTGGTGGGTATGAAAGTGTAACGCGTGTGCTGTTGAAACCACTAGCCAATGCTTGCATTTGAGAAGCAGTAACGCCATTAGCAGTACCATCTACACCTACAAAAGCACGTTGTAGAATTCCGTATTGTTGTTGGTTGTTGAGGTAAGTATTGATTCCACTTGCCACTGTGCTTGCACCATAAGGAATGATTTGACCAGCAGTTGCACCACTTGTACTTACAAATGAATAGAGTGGAACGATAACATCGACACCAACAAGGTTCATTAAGTAAGTTGGGTCACTTGTAGTTCCGCTAGTTGCAACAAATACACGTGCCCAGTCATTGTATGCTGCTGGACCAGTTCCTGAAGATGAAATTCTGGCAACTGGCATAACACTTACAGTGCTAGCACCATTTTGGAAAGCAAATTGAGCAGCTAGAGTAGCTGGGTTAAGAACAGTTGTACCGCTAACAGCTGCACCAACAACTTGTGAAAGATTGTTAAAACTGTAGTAAGTACCGTAAGCACCCCATGCGTGACCATAAGTAATACCAATTGTTCCACTAGGAAGTCCTGTAGAAGCACTGATACCACTTGTAGTTAAGTAACTGTAGGGTCCACCGCTAGGTGTAGAAATATTAAAGTTAACACCGTAAGTACCAGTAACGGTAGTATTACCGCTTGCCCAAGTTACTGTAAAACCAGAGTAAGAGGCGTAAGCACCAGTTGATGTGGTGTTAACCATTGGGGTTGTAAGTTGACCAATAACTGTTCCACTTGTTGGTACGGCAACAGTAAATGTGTCAGTAGTAGCACCTGGGGTAGGCTGGTCAGCAACGATAGCAATGTTGAGATTGTTGTTATTAACAGTAGATAGCGATGTACCCGACTGGGATACATAAACTCCTGGTATAACGTAGTTGGAAATAGGCATACATTCTCCTTCACGGTCTTATGCAGAATCTGCGTAGTTTTACAACACTTCTTTTGATAGTTTTATTAAGCGACTGGGTACCAAGGTGTTCCCGGCTGGTATAAAGAAGAAACAGACGGGTAATATGGAGTTCCAGAAGCAGCAATTGAGGTAATTTGTGGTACGCCATAGTCGTATTTTGTAGCGTAAAAATCGCCAATACAATTAATGCGAATACTGGCTTCATAAGTTAATTCTTCAGGACTAAATGGTGTTCCTGCACTGATGCTGTCACCTAAGTTGCTATAAGTACTAGGCAACAAGGTAAGACCAACCAACGAATTATTATAAATGCTGTTGTAGAAAGCGTAACTTCCAGCACTTCCAGGACCCATAAGAATAAGGTTGGAAACGCTATCCATTAATCGGTCACGTTCTTCAGAGTGCATAGCCATAATTTGTAGATCGATACTGCCTTCAAAATACCCAGACCGGTCTACAATGTCACCAGGATAAGTGGTTCCACTAATTACAACACCACTTGGAGCAATAGAGTAAGTGTCAGGGTTTAAACCAAACCATTGAACTTTGCTTGCTCGAAATTGCACAAGAATAGTTGGCCACGCTACTAACTCTTGCGGATACTCAATAGTTATACTATTAGGAGTAAGATCAAGACTTGTATCTGATGGTGTTCCAACATGAATAGCATTAAATCCTGCATCCAGTGCTTCTACTATAGCTGTTTTAACTGCTGTAATAAACATATTAAGCTAACTCTCTGCCGTATATAACCATGCTGACATCATTTTTTAATCGTGTGTGGAGCAACATTTCTACAATATTGGTAGATCTTGCATTTCTAGACCATTCATCTACACTCATTTGCAATGAACGTTGAATAAAATTTAAACCAGTTTTTGCTGGATACATCCACTCTGGTTTCCCATCAGTTATTCTTCCGCTTTTAGCTGATCTATTGATTATCGGAACTTTTCCAATAGTGTCGGCGCTTGCTCTACGAAAATATAACGTTCCACCAGGACTTCTTACAGGAATAATTTTACCTGCCAATTCTTCCATTGGGTGTTCTTTGATGCCTTGATCCAAATCTATCATGTAATCTTTGTTATCTGGAAATTGCATTCCAATAACGCCAATATCCCAATATGGCGTAAGACTTGTAAGACCTTCACCGGTTTTACGTGGTCCAATAATTTGAGCAATTTCTACAGCTCTACGAGAAATTTGTTGGGTAACAAATTCCGGGACTGGAACCATATTGTCTAATTCGCTCATATTACCGGTACGTTGTAGTAGGGACTACTTGGGAATACATTTTCCAAAGTACATGTTTGATTTACATATGTTGTTGTGTTGTAACTGATTCCAGGACCAGTACGAATGCTTTGTGGAGTAACTGCACTAACCTGGAATCGTTCACCAAGTGAAGTTGGTGTTCCTTGATTCCACTGGTTTACACGTACAACAAGGTCACCGGTTCTAATCTCTGGATACCAGCTTAATTGGACTTGTGGGTTGTTCTTCCAGAATTGACCTGTAGTGAGGTTAGAACGGATTTGAGGGGTGTCTGCGGCCAACATATAGAGGTGGTAGCAGACATTCTTAAAACCGCCTGTAAACGTGGTTCCAAAGCAGTCTGGGCAGTAGCTATTACCAGTTTGACGATAAACACTGCTGACACGACTTTGGACGCTTGCAGTAGGCTGAGAAGGGTTTGGACTATCCTGGCAAGTTAAACAATAAGTGACTAAACCAAGGGCAGCATCTTCTGCACGCCAAAGTTGACGAACAATAATTTCTTCCCCAAACCATTGCAGGGTTTCATCATGGAATCTTTGTTGGTTGGTTTGTGCCCAAATATCTTTCTGTTTTACAACAAGAAGTGGACTTTCAACTTGATAATTAAGTCCTGTACCCGTACCTGATACTACTGGACCTGGCTGTGGATCGATACCTGACACACTATGCTCCACCCATGTTTACAGCAGCGTACTGGAAGTGAGGACGTGCTGGGTTTGTGAACATGCGTGGAATAAGACCACCAGCAACAAGAAGGCTTCGCTTAGATCCAACCATGTATTGACGTTTCATTTGACGAAGCTGCTTATCAGCAACTTCTTTGTCAAATAGGTAAAGTTGCCACCAACGGTTGTAGTAGTCTCTACGGTCCATCCAGGCAGCATTCATACCATTTGGAGTAGGTTGTTCGATGTAGTTACGGGCAATGTGTTTTAGAAAGTGAGCATACGTCTGTGTAGCCAATACCCCGTAATAAGTAGTTGGGAATGGCACAGTAGCATTCATACCAACTTCATAAGCTGGGCTAAATATAGGTTGGAATTCAAAATTGATATAATCCATGGTTTCGTCTTGCATAACCATAGCTACTTCTTCATACATCATAAAACCACTTTGTTGTAGTTCTTGCAAGTATGGTCCACCCGATGTACTATCAAAGCTTTTGTCTAATCGGTGAACAATGTTGGTAACCATTTGACGAGTTTGAGTATCTAGATTGCTCCAATAAGGCATTTGATCAGTAATAACAAAATTATCTTGATATTTTCTTGGACTTCCGTTAATAGAATAATTCCAGATAACAGTGTAATTACCTTGGATTGAAGTCTGGTTTGAGTTCAAAGTATATTGATACGTACCCAAACTTTCATAAGTGGCTTGTCCAGAAGCTAAAACTACTACTCCATTATCAGAGTTTGTAATACTAAGCCAAACGTATCGATTATCAGGATCTGATAAAGTACCGCTGACATACGTTGTTATACCAACTGGCTCTGCAGCATATTGTGGTATGGGACGTTGTCTCATTAATTAACTACCAATATAAGATAGTGAGAGATATGTTGTTTGCGGACCATTAACTGATCCAGCTATAACATAATTAGATCCTGATGCGCTAGTTACTACAAGGTTTAATCCATAGTTAGCACCCAAGTAAAGAATGTCTGAAAATACGATGGTTTCAGGGTAAATACCTGGAGTTCCACTTGCTGCTATGTAGTTGTTTGCACCAATGTAATATCCAGTATTTGTGGCACCACCACTAATGTTAGCATTACTATAAACACCAATTTGAAGTCCATAAACACCTGCAACTATAGGGTTTGAACCACCACTGGCACTGAGACCAACTGATGCATTAATTTGATAATAACCGGCTGTTGGAACAACAAGTTTTGTACTAGAACCACTAAAGGCTGCGAGTGTAACACCACCGGTTGTAAAACCATAAGTACCAGTAACAGTAGTACCAACTGCAGTTCCCACTGAACCACTTGGTACTAATGTGCCGCTTGAAGCATACATTCTTCCCTTAGGAATACCAGAAATAGTAACTCCACTAAAAGTTGCTACAGCATTATTTGCAATTGTAAAATTAGTAAAATTGGCTGTTCCACTAACTGCTATACCACCAGTACCACTTAACGACAAAGTACCAGTAGCAGTAAGATTTGATACGTCAAAGTCAGTGGGTGTAGGACCAGCTACCCATGGAATGTTTGTCCCAGTAATAGCAATTGATCCTTCAGCACCTCTTTGAACAACTTGTGCAACAGTTGAAGTAGTTCCAGGACCAATATAAACAATTTCTGGTGCAATAGTAGTACCATAATAGCCAGGGGCTAAAGTAATTGCCATGTATTGGTTAGCTGGAATGGTCAGGTTAGGGAAGCCAGTACCAGTAATTGTTAACTGACTTGTAGAAACTATACCACTGACAACGCCTGAATAGAAATTAGCACGATAACGATTAGTCATTTATCCTACTTTGCAGGTGGTGTGTGAATTGATTGAGCATTAATTGCAGAAGTATTAAAGCGTAGGTAGGTCTGTGGCAAACGACCATCCTGATTGACGTGAACGTAACTAGGGTCGCCCTGCTGACCGTGTGAGATGGTTAGAGGGTTCTTTGCGTTAGCGCCGGTAACGTCAACGATGAGTGCTGTGTGCCAGCCGGTTCCTGGGCCATAAACGATTACGTCTCCTGGAAGAACATCTTTGAGGGCAATCTTGCGACCATGTGCAAGCAATGTGCCGGTGTAACCGGTGTGGTTGTAGCTTTGAGCATTTGGATCAGGTGCACCAGCCCAGTTGTAGCAGAGGGTGACAAAGGCTGAGCAGTCAGCAGTTACTGGCATTTTTCCTGGGTGTCCAATACCAGACATACGGTTTGGACCTTCTGAATAGGTGAAATTGGCGTGATTAGTGGCGCACCACTTAGCCCAAGCAACAATATTATCTCTTACGTCGGTCATGATTATTCCTTTATATTCCTATAGACTACGGTAGATTTAGCTGGGTACTACATCTTCCCCAGAGTTATAAAGGGGCTCAGAATAAGGTGCTGTTTGGTTATTTTCTTCAGTTCGTAAAGCACCTGGTTCATTAGTAGGTTCAGCGTAATCAGCAACTTGGTCATTTTCGGTTGCGTGGTCACCAGCAACATCTACATTGTGCGGTGTAACATAGAAATTGACTTCGTTGACTGGCTCTACCTTGGCAGATTCTATAGATCTTACATTTATAACCATACTAATTCCATAACGAACTAAGCTAACAGCTGTAGCAATAGCTCTTCTAAAATAAGTAATGCTCTTTTTAGTACCAATTTCATAACTAACTGTTGCCGTAGCATATTTTTTGCGATTGTTTGCTTTTGTTACAGTTGCTGATACGGATTGCAATACAATGGCAGATTTTTTGTTATTCTTACCACCAGCTCCGTAGCCAATAAATATGGTTATATTTTTGGCAATCTTACGGTATGCATGGGATTTAATATTGGTGCTAAGGTTGGTGACTAGAGCTTTAACAAAAGTTGAACGTCGTTTATTGACTCTAGCAAGATTTGTTCTATTAGCATTAGCTTTTCTAGTAAATTTAGATAGTTTGGTGGTTTGGGCAAGATTAACAACTCTAGCAACTGCGTAACGGTAAAATTGATCAATCTTTGAATCAGATACTATGCTAATGGCAGTTGCTTTAGCAACTCTAATAAATCTAGATAATTTGCTGGTGACAGTAATATTAATAATTGTTGCTGTTGCTCGTCTTGTAAACTTAGCAGTTTTTGTAGTTTTAGCTAGTTCTGCCAATATAACTTTAATGTTTTTTCCATAGTTTTTGCTGATCTTGCTCAGCATTACTTGGTTAGCTTTTGCCAATCGTTTAGCTACTACAAATCTTGTAGCTATAGCAACGTTTAATTGGTTGGCTTTGGCTGCTCTAATAAATTTAGATTTTTTGGTGGTAGTGATTAAATGAGTTATTCTTGCGGTACCATACCTATGAAAAGCACTGATCTTACCATCAAATGCAATATTAGTAGTCAGCGCTTTAGCAGCTCGTTTGAATCTGCTTAATTGCTTATAATTTGCTATATTAATAAATACTGGCTTAATTAAAGCAACACGAGTTTTATTGGATTTAATAAGTAAAACCCTGGTAGCAAAAGCAAAACGAATTCTGTCAAATCGTTGTTTACTTGCTACAACACCAACATAGTTAACTATTGCAGTTTTGATCTTTGAACGGATATATCTAGAAACAATTGCTGAGGTTTGCAAAGCAATAGCAAATTTGACATGCAAGAAACCATTAGTAGCTCTTGTTAAATTTACAGTTGTAGAAACTGCTTGTTTTGGTCTATTGACACCAGATTTATTGTTAACAAATATAGTAGCTAAAGCAATAGCGTTCTTAAAGTAATCAATGTGTTGTTGGAACCCATATCCACCTCTCCAACCAAGCTCATAAGCTTCGATGTTGGGTGAATAATATGCTCTAGTAAAACTACTTTTAGGTCCTGTGTAAGGCGGTGGAATAACCGGACCTTCGCCGCCTCTCCAACCTTCTGGGACTTTATTGTTTTTGTTTGTGGCAAAATAACCAAATAAGATGGTTTTCTTTTTACTACTATAATCTGGGTGCGGCCCACCCTCACCACCGGTATACCCTTCAATAACTTGATTATTGGTTGAACGGTAACCTCTAGAAAGGTTCTTTTTTGGTTTTTTATAGGCCATTATATTGTATTACGCAATCTTTAATGATTAGATCCTCAAAGAACAAGTTAGAAAGGGATTACTACATACTTCGTTGAGTTATAGAGCGTCTTACATTGTAAAGATCTACAAACCGTATTTACTAATGATATAATCCACTTCTTGTTCAACGGTTAAACCATCTTTAATGATAGAATCAACGTAATTTATTGGGTCTTGCCAAAGGTTGTTGGTGTCCTCAAAACGGCCTTTTTTGATACGATCCATCCAAATAAGAATATCTGGTTTACCAAAGGCTTTTCTTGTTTCTTCTGTAGGGCAGACAAAATCCACAATTATATTGTGGCCTTGACGTTCTAGCAACCTTGCCATTTCTCCAAGCCTACGGGCTTGTTCAATTCTGTCATTGTTTGAAAAACCAAGATCTGAATTGACCGTTGCCCTAACTTCATCAGCATTTAAATGAATTACAGGTATTTTTTCTTTTAAACCATTTGCTAGAGCAGTTTTACCCGATCCAGGAAGACCGATAATTTGAATAATCATTAGTGGTAAAACTTTGTTATTGTCCAGCGTTCTCCACTGATGACCGGTTCTACTTGATGTGCATAAGGGAAATGTGCAGGGAAAAGAATTAATTGGTTTTTCTTAGGCTTAATTTTTAAACCAAATTCAACAAAATTAATTTCTCCACCATCAAAATTATCATTTAAATAATGCAACAAAGAGAACGTTCTTTTATCAAACATAGCACCACGACCCCAGTCAATATGTGCTCTGTAATGATGTCCTTTTTCATATTTTAAAATATGATATGCATCAGATCCAATGGTATCTGTATGGTACTTTTCACAATAATTATCTACGCATGTTTTATAAACATTGTCAAGCATTTTTCTTAAATCATTTAATATAACATTGTTAGTGTCATCATTAGATATGCCGATAAGCTTTACGCTTCTAACCTTTGGCATTATTTCATTGTCTCCAACTGGAGCCAAAGTCCAATGCAAAGAACCATTTCTAATATGTTGTTCCCATTCAGGAATCATATTAGAAATATTTTCTCCTACATTATCGTAACTTATAATACCTGGTGCTAATATTTCTCTTTTTATTTCATACATAATGTACCTTTTATTTTTTAATTGCGACCATAAACTCAAGAGGTGATTCAAATGTTTCGCTCCATACTGAGTCGTCAAGCAATGGTTCTACATATTTAAACATTCTCATTGGAGTAGCTGTTAATAAAATTCCACCTTTTTTTAAGAGTATGGATGATGCAGTTATAATTTCTTTTATAACTTCTAATCCGTCTTCACCACCGCACAGTGCTGTTAAATCATAAGGAAGAATATCTAATTGTGAAAGATCGTCTGGTATAGGTATACATGGGTAAGATGCAAAAATAAAATCAACTTGACCATGAAGTTTATCAAGGTGGTTGATCGAATCAAGAGCGCTACACATTACTGGAATAAATTTAGAATTATTTTTATTCATTTGTTCTTTAAAAGTGTTGGCATTCTTTACAGTCCAAGAAAATGGTTCTTCATATTTTTCCACACCATAAATTGTTGAATTTGGTGCTTCTATTGCCATTGCTATGCCAAGCATACCTGTTCCAGTGCACATGTCTACCATAACAAGGTTATCTGATAAATCAATTTTTTCTTTTATGTAAAACAAAATATCGTCAAGGAATTTATCCATGCCATAATTCTCTACAAAAACGCCTTTACCGACAGCTATTTTTAATCCACGAAGTTCGTAAAAACCTTCATCATATGCTTTTGTATTTATAATAAATTTAAATTGTTCTCTAGTCATGTTTTATTTCCTATTTTGATTCTATAGCCCATATAGGCATTATGTCCACAACTAAATTAATCCTTGAAGTTGTTCCGTTATTATCAACTGCATGGCGTTTAACATTATTTATTTCCCAAATCTCTCCTGTTTTCATATTTATGGTTTCGCCATCAACCCATGATTCACATTGAGGATTAGTTATTATTGGTATTTGGTGCCTATGCACAGCACTAAAATATTGACCCATATCCATATGAATATAAATATTGGTTCCAGCTGGTAATAAGAAATAAAATATTTTGGCTGCTTTGCCATTGCAATCTTTTTCTAATTTATCAATTATTGGTTTAGTTAATGCCCAAAGTTCTTTATCGTCACATTTAAATTCTGGTGTAAAGGGTGCTGGATAGAACCAATTCCTTGGGTAATCTTGGATTATCAAAGCTTTACCATGTTTATGATGAGTTAAATTTAATTGTTGATTAAAGCATTCATCCTTTCCTAGTAAAAAGGTAGATAATTCATTAACATTTACTTCACCCTTTTTAATAAAATTGAATGGATTGTTGTATTTACTCCATACTTTAGTTAATGTCATTTAAGGCTCATAACCAAAAGTTTCAAATTCCCACCACCATTCTTTCTGTATGGCTTCGAGATCTTGCTTATTAAATATGTCTTTGTATGTAATGTGTTGTGGTTTATAATCGCTTTTTGCTTTATAAGGTATTGTAATCTCTGGCAACCCAACCATTGGTAAAATTTTATTTATTTCGTTCTCTATTCCATTTTCATATCGTAAAACATGATCAACTAATATTTTACCATCTGGTGCATATAACCATTTTGTACTATAGAGCGTGCAAAATTCTAGTTCTCCTGCATAAAAAAAACGATATTTTAAATAATCTTTTTGTTTTGCGGATAATGCATCCCAGTTATAACCGCCACCATATTCAAATGGGTTAGCGTTATTATTGGTTTTTACTCCCCAATATTCTCTCATTTTATGAAAAAACCATGAAGCTATTATTTCATATGGGTGTCTTACAAAAATAGCAGAGATTGTATTGTTTATAGTTTCTTTACTAAACACTTCGCATACTTCTTGATAAGAGGCATGATTCTTTAGTGTAATATCACCATGAATATAGTTTCTTGGTGAATGACCATAATCTGATTCATTAATGGGTTGTAAAGGTGTGCAAGTTGAGTTCTCTGGGATAAGATTATACAATGATAATTCCAATGAACTTCCGCCAACTTTATAATTTTTTAGTAATAAAAAGTTATTATCGGGAGAATAAATCATCATTCACCCTTGTTTATTTTTTCCAATTCAAGATTAGCTAATGCAATAGCACTCTTTATGTCTGTGGCAATGCCGACCACTTTTAGTTTACCTGGGTTAGTGCCTCTAGAAACAACGTAGAACTTATAGTTCTTATCTTTTTCTATGAACAACCTTGTTGCAGTATATGAGTCTAAAAAACGAAGATAACGTGTTCGGTTATCATTGTTTTTAGGAAGTACCATTGTCTTCCAACGACGTTTTTCATTATATATTTTGTTTTTCTTAAACATTAGCTTTCTACCTTATAAATTTTCTTACGCCATATATTTTTTCTATACCAACCAACTTGATAATTATAGTCTCTTTCGGGATGGTTTTCCATGCTTCTTTTCCATACACCTTTCTTCTTTTTAGCAACCCAATCTTCTCTTTTGAATGGGATAACTTGTAATATAGGAGTACCTGCAGGGATAATACCTTCAAAGCCCTTCTTAATGCTAAATGGTATATTACCACCATGCATAAAGAATTCACCATCTACAATGCCTGCAAAAGACATGAATGGTAAATCAAACCTATTAAAAGGGTGTGTTACTATAGCACTATATCCTTCGGGAAGATGAAAAGCATATTGAGTATGCCAAATAAAATGCTCTTCATCATATCCAGCTGCTGATGGCATTGGATCTGTAGATATTGGGTCTCTATTATTGATTGGCATAGGCATTTGTTTACAACGAATAGATGGCCCATGTTCTGTTTGCTCTACATATAGTTCTTGAGGTAAAGACATGTAAAATCCAGTTGTTAGAGCATCTAAAAATGGTATACACATCTTAAGACCCATGCCAGGCATGCCATTCTTTGGGTCTTTATTTTCTAACATTTTTGGTGCTTTTTTGTACCAATCGGGCACAATTTCAACCATTGCTCCCATGCCCTTTTTTTCTACGTATGGAGAACCCTCATAATAAAGTATATTTTTATTATTTTTAAACATTATTTATACATTTTCCTATGCCATCTAAATTTTTTATACCATTCAGGTACAACTTTTAACATCGGTTGTAATTCGTCAGAATAATGAACTTTTGATTCATACCCTAAAACTCTTGGTTCTTTTTCTTTAAACATTATTTATAAATCTTTTTCTTCCAAAAATTCTTTCGATAATGCCCATTTAACAATTCAGAGACAGGTGCTTTTATAGTAGTATCAGCTTCATTCCAAAGACCTTTTGTAGATTTAGCGGCCCATTCTTCTCTTTTAAATGGTATCACTTGCACTATAGGAGTACCTGCAGGAATTTCACCTTCAAAACCTTTTTTAATAAAGAATGACATATTAGCACCGGGCATTGCATAATCATCTACCACTGCACTACTTGTTAAAAATGGCAATTCCCAACGGTTCAATGGGTGTGTGTAAAGCAACGAATAACCATCAGGAGGTCTTACTACGATGTTAGCAAACCAAAGAAAATGTTCTTCTTCATATCCTTGTGGTACTGGAGCTGGGTCAGTTACTACACTTGGCCTATTATTAACAACGGGTTCTCTTGGACTATTGTAACGTATAACAACTCCGTTTTCTGTTCTTTGAACATAGACATTTTCTTCAAGAACTATGGTATAACCAAGTGTAAGACTCTCAAGAAATGGAATGCAATGTTTAACTCCAGGCCATTCTTGACCACGTTCGTCAGTTACCCATCTTTTTGTTTTTTTATACCAATCAGGTATAACAGAAAGCATTGGTCTCATATGATCTATAAAGCCATTATGGCTTTCGTATTTTATGATTTGACGCGACATTACTCTTCGTCTTTCGAATCTTCCTCAACAACTTGTGGTTCTTCTTCAATAGCTTGCCATTTACCTATTGGACAAAATGCATTAGGTAATTTTACTTTTGCAGGCATAAAACAACCACATTCTTTGCATATCATGGATGATTTACGGATGCGTGGACAATCCTTGCAGATGGCAAGGCGTTCACTAGCTAACTCTTCTTCTACTCTACCAATTTTTTTATTGAATAAATCCCATGGTCTAGCTGGACGTTGTTCAAATGTTTCTTCGGGAGTATTCTTTAGGTTTTCTAAATATAATTCCCAAGGCGTTTGCTTTGGTTGGCCGTTCATTTTTAACGGTATTCACTCGCAAATTCACCGGTTTCTTCATCGTAACCAAGACCGACTTGGATGAAAGCACCTTGTGGGTGATCTGTAATATCAATTACTATTGGATTGCTTGTAAAGATTGCTGCGTTTCTAGCACTACAACTTTGAGCATGAACTACTTTACCATCAAGAACGAATGCTAAACGGTTAGTTGTATTGATAGCAATCATTGGATCTTCTGGGATTGGAATTGCCATATTATTTCCTATTCTCTTCTAGGCTTTCACCGTCAAAATCAGTGAAAGTATCGGTAGCTACATTATACTGAAAACCTACCGGTATGTCAAGTCCTGTTATGTTTCTTGCTATTGGTTTACTTAGCAATAGAGCTGCAAATCTTTCTGAGCATTCAATTACTTCTTGTACAAAACCATCAAGAATAAAAGCAATCCGATACATAGGAGGCGTATTATTTAGGTTCTCTTCTTTGTCTGTCATGATCTCTTTCTATTGTTTATATCGCTGAGAATGGTCCAACAGTACTACCTTGGGTAGGAGCAGATGCGCCACTACCAGTTACCACTGGTGAATCAATTATACCAACACTAACATTACCAGTTGGAGCAGTCTGAGTGCTAGTCAAAGTACCTAGAGATGTTACCAATGCAGAATCACTAAAAGCAGTTGCTGTAATACTATTTCCTAGAGTAACAATCTGGATAGAGTTAATCTGAGCTGTTGTGCTATTTGAAGGTCCTTGTAGAACTCCTGTTGCAATTGTAGTAATTGTACCACCTACAGATTGTAGCAAGCTTAGCTGGTTATAGTACTGCGTTGAATAGTTTGCTGTATACCCGGCACAAGCACCATATGATGAACAAGAGTATGTTAAGCATCCCGTGGCATATCCTCCTGTACAAGACAACCCATAGCCTGTGCATGGTGGTGGAAAGTAAGGTGGGAAGAAAGGTGGAAAGAAAGGTGGGAAGAAAGGTGGAAAGAATGGTGGTGGTGGAAAGTAAGGTGGGAAGAAAGGTGGAAAGAAAGGTGGGAAGAAAGGTGGAAAGAATGGTGGTGGTGGAAAGTAAGGAGGAAAGAATGGTGGTGGTGGTGCGTAATATGGAGGAACACGACCTGCTTGTGGAAGAACAGGGAATTCTGGTCTATTTCTCTTTTTGCGTCTTGGTAACGTTGTAGTTGATCCATGAGCGTTAGGGTCACCATAAGGGCTGCTATAACCGTAACTTGTGCAAACAGTAGAAAAACCCTGACACACTGGACCATATGATGCACATGTGTATCCTGTGCAAGGATACCCACCAGTACAAGTATAACTTGTTATGTTATTTTGTGAATAAGCATTATTAACAACTGCCCACCAGTTACCAGTGCTTGTCCACCAAAAAGCAATTCCAGTACCATTTGAAGCACTTTGCAATTTTATTGTTGCATTAGCTTTATAAGGTATTGTAGCTAATGGGTAAGAACTAGCTGCTGTTGATGTGGTAGCTGATCCGCTTGTTGCATACCATACACCAGTTTGTGCAACCCAAAGTTGTCCACCTGGAACAGCTGTTCCTAGTGATCCTGATGTTGTTCTTGCAAATAGGTCACTAATTGGTGCTAAAGATCCTGATAGGAGTCCATAAGCACGGGCTGCAAGGTCACTTAGTGCTGAGAATAATGGCATTAGAAATCAGTCTCCGATAATAACATTAGAACTTAGTCTGTCCGAGTAGCATAACATATGTATTAGCTGCTGTACATATTAATGTAATAGCATAGAAGTCATAGTTTACTGTTGCATCTGCAGCAGTCCATATTGAACCACCTTGATAGTACGCTGTCACGGTGTAAGTGTTAGTATATGCTGTTCCGTGAGCAGGTAGCGTAGTACCACCGTTAACAGTGTAACCATTGATCGTAAACCCTGATGGGAGATAGGCTGTAGAACCATTATTTGTACCAACAGTGACAGTAACGGCTTGACCAACAGTAGTTGGAGCATTGGTTATTTGGATTTGCCATGCTGATGTTGGAGCAGCAGTGTAGACATAGACTCCACCAG